CCTTTAAAGACGGGCAGTATGTGGTCGGCGGTATCGGCTGGTTTGCCGCATAGGTAGCAGGGTGGGTTGTCGGCAAGCAGTGTTTGTCTGTTGCGTCGATAGGTCAGGTCATTGGTGGTGTGTTGTCTGGGCATTGTCGGGTCTCCTTTGTACTGATGTTAGGGCAAGGTCAAGGTCAAGGGATACTGACGCCCAAAGCGGAAGGGCGCCGCTTCGGTTGTCCTCGTACTACATGACAGGGTTGGGTGGTTTGTGTCCCCCACTATTTTGGCGCATGTCTCGCCTGGGAAGCCTGTCTAGTTTTGTTCGGTGGAAAACCCATCGCAATGTACGTTTGAACGCTGATCGCCTATCTCGGTGTATAGGCGTCTACCCACGCTTGCCGTGTGTCACCAATTCAGATTCAGGGCCTGAACGGTCTAATGGGTGCCAGTGTGCGCCCTGTCGCTAATGAAATTGTGATGACTGTATCAGGTGGCTGGTGGTTGAGGCTTAAACCGTTCTATGTATTCCAACCGTGTCCATTTGCCGTCTATGAGCTGCTCGGCAAACATCATTGAACCTTTGTTGTAGAAAGACCCGTTGATGGTCAGGTATTCGACATCATGATCGTTTGATATAGCGATAGCAAACACTGGGTGCGTGAAAATGGTTTCGTCTGTTGAACTGATAATGCGCATTGGGTTGATGGGTTGGTGAAATTCAGTTGCCATTGTCGGGTCTCCTGGCTAGTCGGGTCGATATGTCTTGTAGGTCTTTGGGGCGCCACACATGCACTTCGGCACCTGCAGCTGACAGGGTTTCGTGCCACGCTTTTTGCATGGGTGAAACCCTGCCAATATCTGATTTGAGTTCGGCAAATATGATTCCCCTAGTCGAATGGGCCAGTGTCAGATCTGGGTATCCTGCGTGGCCTTGTAACGGTGTTTTCCACACCCCAGGGCGGATTTCCACAGCACGGGTGTGCATAACTAGCCAACCGTGCAGTTTGGCAAGCATGATCACCTGCGACTGAAAATGTGACTCTTTCACCGCAATGTCTCCATGGGGTATAAGTCTTTTCTAGGCAAGCCGTAACACTGGTTGTCTTCATACAGCAAACGGCCTTTGGTTCTGACGTCTGCCGCAGTAGCCCAACCTGCAATAACAACTTGTGACCCGTCGACTACGCAAAAGATATACACAGCGTTTTTGTCGTACTCACGGACATACAAATAATAGTCTTTGCCTTCTTTTCGTTGACTACTGCGTACTTCGTAACCGTCAACGTCACTAGCACCTAGGTTGCCTTTTCCTGTCCAGGGTAACCGCAAATAAAGTGACACCGCCAGTTCACTGACAGCGCCTAAAACATGTATTTTTTTGTTTAATTCTTTAGTTACTGTTATGCCTGTAAATGTGCGGTTGGTTTGGTTGCGACTCGATTCAATGCGGCGTTCTGCTTCTTTTGTGGCTACAGCCATTTGGGAATCGGTCAAAGTTACTAACGGCATTACGGTGCCAACCTTTTAATTAAAGCGCTTGCGTCATTTTTAGTTTCGGGCATTGGGCCTTCATAATTTAGATTGCGTAGAAACTTCAATTGGGGTTCAGTGGGTGGATTAGTCGCATTTGCGCCTAGCGAGGCTGTACGGGGCTTTTCGGGTTGTCTGACAAGCACGGCTGGGGCGTTGGTTTCTTGCCGGTGTGCGTTAACTACCTGTTGCACTTTGGTTTCGCCTTTTGTCCACAATTCCAAAGCAATACCAAAACGCATTGCCGCATTGCGTAGGAAGTCTGACACCAGCTCTTTGTCTAGATCGGCTTTGTGTGCTTCGACTGAACCAACAGCCACACGGGTAACACCCAAAAGGGTTAAGTGACCCCACATGGAAACGGTAGGAAACTCTAAAACTGTGCCATCACGTTTAGTAATTTTGCCTAGTTGCGTGTGGGTTGCTGGTCTGCCGTTTTCCCATGCGACTGGTTGCCATGACCATTCAGGGTCAATTTCAATGAGTATTTTTGTTATTTCGGCGTGGCCTACATAGTCAAGGCTGACCCCGTTTTTTACTATTTGGGAAACCGTCTGGGGGTCAGGTTTGTAATGGTCAATCAAGGCAATAAGCAACGGGTGTGGGTCAGTCATTAGTTGCCCCTGTTTCGGTCGTAGGCGATTCGTTCGGCGCTGGTCATGTTCGCCCAGGCGTGTAGTTCTGCGCAACGGCGTGATTCGTCAGGGGTCATGTGTAGCCAGTCGCCAGCCTTGCCACAATTCAAACAGATACCTTGCAGTAGGTCTTGCATGCGCTTGTCAAAGACGGTCAGGTCTGTTTTGCATAGTTCACAGTTCATTTGAAACCGCCCAGGCGCATAGCCACAATGGCGTCTTGTGTCTGCTTAGTCAGATTTGACAGGTAAATGCCGTTCTCTTCGGCGACATAAGCCAGTTCAAATAAGGCTTTTCTGAGCATTGCGATATCTTCGGTTTGTTTTTCTAACTGCCAGGCGGCGGCCTTCATAGCAATTTCGGCTTTGGCTATTGCCGCTGTCATTTCGGCTAACTGTTCGGTCATGTCGGGCCTTTCATTTGTCGGGTTTAATTCTACGATAACCAACAGGTGTTGCAGAATAGCGCATACGGCGCCTGTCGCCTTCGGAAGTGTTAGCCCAAAAGCCTTGTAACGCTTTTTCGGGGAATGCTACGGCGTAAGCAAAACACTTGTCGAAGACGGTGCATGCCTCGCATATCGGTTTGATAATTGCACGGGATTCTGCAGATTCTTTGCCGTTGGTTGGGAAGAATATGTTGGTGTCTAGTCCACGGCAGTTTGCGTGTTGTTGCCAGTCGGGGCGGTCAACATTGAACATGGGCTAGCACATACTCCATGGGCGCCAACCGCAAGCGCCTTTGGCTTCAAGTTCTGAGTACAGCAGATATGCAAAACGCAGGTTTAGTGTCGGGTCTGCCATGGATTCTTCCATAGGGCCAGCGAAAAGTTGTTCAACATAAGCACGGTGGATTTGGTTGATCTGGGCAACGCCGTGGTCATGCCCGTTAAACGCTGGGTGTGTATAACTGACGTTTTGACAGCGGGTTTCTTTCCACAGTAAACGCCCTAGTTTTTCTAGTGTTTCTGTGTTGTTCGGCCAGCCAACAGAAATGGCGCTAGGAAACCATTCCTGGCATTTAGTAGCAGGGTCAAACGGTGCAAGGGTTGTGGTGGGTTGTGTCAAAGTGGTGGTGCTGGTGCTGGTTGTTGTGGCCGTTAATTCTTCGGCCCTGTCTTGCAGCTGCTGTGGCGACAGATCGCCCAGGGTAATTGTTGCCGGTACTTCAACAAACGTTTGGGGTGGTGTCTCCTTTTGGAACGCCACCGCCATTGCGGCACACATCAGGTAGGTAAACAGGCCTAAGCCTAAAACACGCTTCACATTCATTTTGGTTTGTCCTTCAGTCGGGGTCAGGTCGGGGTATGTCTACCGAATCGGTAGCACTATGTCAAGGATTAGGCTACCAAAGCAGGAAAAACCTTGATGGCGTCTAGGGTCGCCTGGGTGTACGTGTCCCCTGGGACATACTGCAAATGCCATGGTTCAAAGTTCGGATTTTTAGAGTCTGCGACAGCCCATGTGAAACCGTATTTCAGGGCTTCACAAGTCATAAATCCGTCACCCAGTAGCCAGTTGAGAAGGGCTGAACCTTCATAGCAATTGGCGGCGTCTATCGCTAAACCCCACCCGTGATCTGAGTTGCCTGGTGTGGCGCATGGTGCTTTGCCTGGCTTCAAGTAGTACACCTTGCCTTGCCAAATACGGGTTACTTGCGGGACACGGCCCATGTCAGTAGTCGAATAGCGGTCATTGAACAGGGCTAGTTGTTGGCTGTAACTGCGGTATGCACCAACCTGGTTAAGGGTTAACCCGTTGAAGTAGGCGGCAAGCTGCAAACAGTTCCATGCTGTTGCGGCGTGTTGTTCTAGTAGCCCAGACGGTTTTTGTATGGTGCGCAGAACTGTGGTTGATACATACCCGTTTTTTTGTCCTGTCAAATCGGTTGGCATGATGATTGGCAAGACTGGGTATGTGGTCATTAGAAGTCACCTTCGGGTTGCAGTATTCGAATGGTGACTGTGCCGGTGGCTGTGACGCCATATAAAGCATTTTGTGGTGGTAATACCATTGTTGAAGTGACGTCTTTTTTGGTTACTAAACCTGTTGTGGTGGTGACTGTTGAACCGCCGATGTGAATGTCTGAGCCGACTGGTTCAAAGTAAATGGTGCGTGTTGCTGTGGCTGTTGCTGCAACGAGAAGTGTTGGGCTGGTGGTCACGGTGATAACTGAGGCAATCATTTTGTGTCTTTCTTTTTTATGATGGGTTCGACTGGTTTGTTGGTGAGTGCGGCCATGCCGTTGCCGACGGAGTAGCCGACGATCATTGTGATGATTGGTAGACCTTGGTCTTGGTCTATTGCACCAACGGCGATTAGTACGGTCATGCAGATTAAGCCGACTAGGGCTATTAGGGCTTTTGATGGGTTAAAAGTCATGCCCATATCCATACGACTAGGGCAATGGCAAGGCCTGCGACAACGGCTAGCGTTTTCATGGTGTATCTGGGAAGTTTGCTTCGGGGCCTGCTGTCCATGTGACTGGGAAGTCTCGCAGGGCTTGGCGGTAGGTCGCCCATGCTTGACGGTCTACTGGTGCATCGGCGACTTGTGTCCAGTCCGATTCTTTGAGTAGGCGGTCACGGTGCAAACGCATACGCTCAGACCACCATTCGGAAGGTACTTCGTCAGGGTCAAGGTTTGAAGATAAATCCATTTGGATTATGTCCTTTCATAAAAGAAACGAATACGAACTTGGTCAAGGTTTGCCAAAGTAATTGGCACAGTTGGTGACCAAATCCCTTGAGCGTTACCAAAACGAAATTCAAGATTGTTACCTGTTCCAAGTGCTACACCCGAATAACTTATATATCCAGCCGAGGCGTCTAAAACCATGCCAACTCCCGAACACCAATTTGAACTAGCAGGTAAGGGCAAACTGACTAAATATGAACCAGTTCCAAATGTGGTTGTAGAGCCAATTACTATTTGTATTTCACCAACAACAAACTTTTGGAATTGAAAATATGTACCCTGAACTGAACCGTTGCCAATAGCGGGTTGAGTACCTGTTGAAGTCCATGTTGGTGTGTATGCGACTGAAGCGGCCCCAATGGTGTTAAGCGTCGCCGCAGTCAACACCTGCCCGCTAGTTGTTCCTGCTGTCCACTGTGTAGCCATAATGTTTTCTCCTTTACCAACCCAAACGGCTGGTATCCAAAATACCTAAAGTAGTGCTGTTAAGCGTAAAAAATTGGTAGTACTGCAACGGCGACAAGTTGAGTTCATATCGGGTCATGTCGGGTGTCGAATTGACAGTGAACCCTTCAATGACGCAAGCCACTGTAGTTTCAGAACCGCCAGGTACTTGATATTTGAAGTTAATAGTGCGGTTGATACCACCAAAGATTTGTTGCATGAAAGTGGTTAACGCTGTCGTATTTTGTGCTACATCGTCAAAAGTGCATGTGAACCGCAACGAATATGGGTCATTAAAGTTGTTGGCAATCCAGTTGGCGTTACCTAGTGCTTGCGTTTCGGTGGCGTCTACCGTTGAAGAACTGTAAAAAGACTGACCGTATGAAGCGACCGAAGCGGTGTTCGTGGCTGTTTGGGCTGTTAAACCAGCAGGGCTAGTTGTAGCAGTGTTTATGTATTGCACACCGTTCTGTATGCGTTCAAACGAATTGTAAGCAATTTGGGTGGTTGAAGTAGTGCGACCCAAAGTAATACTGCCTGGCGTATATGACTGCATGGCGTCACGGCTGACAGGGTAAAGGGTGTCAATTCGACTTACTAAATATCCCCGTTCTGTGTTCACCAAATAATTGTAATAGTTCAGCACTGAACCTGTGTAGGTGCTTGCCGAACATTGGGTGCTACTGGTAATAATTGCAACCTTCATTGAAGCCGGTAGCGGGCCGCCGTAACCGTCACCAAAAATGTAGAACCCGTAACTGGTTGTAGCAGCTGCAATTGCTTTGGCGTTGGCGTTAATTTGACCAGATCGGTTAATCCAATCTGAACAAATAATGGTTGCGGTGTTTAGCCCTGTGTTGCCTGGGTAGTCCTGAAAAGTAATTTCACGAACCCAAAACCATTCGTAAAACTCGCTGTTGTCCGATTTGCTTTTAAGCACTATCGGGCTTTGATAATCAATAGTCGAAGCAAAGTTGCTTGAATTGTTGATCGTAAAAGTCAGCGACCCACCCGAATAGGTGTCAAGGTATTTTGTGCGACCTTGCGTAATGTTCATAGACAAAACTTTGTTTGTTATGTCCCTTCCTACGCTGTCAAAAATCCAGTTGTTTTTGGGCATGGTTACATTGTCCGCACATTAAGTGGTATCGGGCCTGACTGGCGCACATACTGTTGCAAGGCTCTAACAATGCTGTTGGGGTCGCCCCCGTTGACATTGACAGTGATATTGGTACCGCTACCCATGCCACCCATTTTTGATAATGGGATAACGGCTTCGGGGCCTGCTTCACCAATCATCGCCAAAGTGGGGCCTGTGACTATGCCACCTTCGGCAAGCATAGGAATATCGGGCACATCAAAACTTTTGCCACCCAAACCTAAAGGCACCCAACTAGGAATCGTAAAAGAGAAAGCACCAACTGTGTTATTCCACAGCCAGGCGACAGCCCTAAACGCCGTTTTAAACGGTGCGGTAATGACGTCAGCAACAAACCCCATAGTGGCTCTAATGCCGTTATAAATAATACTAAATGCGCTAATTATTTGATCTTTGAAATACAGGACAGCGCCAACTGCAATACCAGCAGGGCCGAATATGCCCAGAAGTAGCGGCCTGAATTCTTCAAACTTGA